CCCTGCTCGGAATCCTCACCATCATCGCCTCGCTCTCGACCGCTGGCCGCGAGTTCCTCGCCAACGGCAGCATCCCCGACCTCGGCCTCATCGCCGCGAGCCTGCTCGCCGGTTGGGGCTTGGTCATGGCCAAAGACAACAACGCGAGACTCTGACTCCATGCCCACCCGCGTCACAAAACTCATTGCAGTTGCGATCCTCGCCGCGAGCTGGGCTGTCGCTGCGGGTGGTTGCGTGACCATCGGGTATGACTTCTTGAAGCAACAGGCAACCGTGACCTTCGACGCAAAGACTGTCAAAGAGCCAAGCAAGTGATCCCCAAGAGCCGACCACAACAAAAGCGCGACGAGACGCTGAAGCAGCTCAAGGCTGCCAACGTCAGCGATCCGGTGTGTCTGGTCGGCATTCGTGGCTACTACCGCGACAGCATGGGCGCCAAGGGCAAGCAGGATCGCGGAATCTATGACGATGCCATCATCCTCGTTTCGCCCAATGTCCACGCCGCCTTCAACGCCAACGTCGATCCGGCCCGCTACGGCATCAACCCAAAGGTCGGCAAAGGCTACGCATCCCTTAAGTCAGGAGTCTACCGCTACAAGCTGGGCAAGCACGGCATTCGGAGCGGCAACCCTTACAAAGCTCTGGTGCAGGGCGATTCAGTCACCGTCCTGCGCGACGGCGGCAAGGAAGAGACCGGCCACTTCGGCATCAACATCCATCGCGGCGGAATCGCCCGCACGAACAGCGAAGGCTGCCAGACCCTGCCGCCCGCCCAGTGGCCCGCCTTCATCTCCCTCGTTGAATCCGAGATGAAAAGGAACAACGCCAAGACCGTCAGCTACGTTTTAACACACCCAAGAAAGGACATCGCCTAACATGGCCAAAACAATCGGACAACTAACCGCACTCGCCGCAACACCAGATGCAGCGGATGAATTTGTAATCAATGACGGAGGAGTCACCAAGAAAATCACAGCGACTAATGTGGCTGCGGCTGCATGGGAGCTGACCGGGGACAAGTCCCTCGCCGACACCTCAAACATAGTTCTCGGCACAGGGACCGGCAGCAAGATCGGCACGGCAACAACTCAGAAGTTGGGCTTCTACAACGCAACGCCGGTTGTTCAGCCAGCCCTTACGGCTGACCTGCTTGACAGCTTGCAGGCATTGGGGCTGGTCGCCAGCGGAGCCGGAAACACACCGCTCGACTTGAGCAGCGGAGCCTTGGCGGCAGGCGCGTTGTCGAGCACTGGAGCCATCACCACAAGCTCTGCGTCTGGAGGTATTGGCTATGCGACCGGAGCTGGCGGGACGGTAACGCAAGCAACCAGCAAATCGACTGGCGTGACCCTAGGCCGTCCGACCGGCCGAATCACGATGCACAATGCCACGCTTAATGCCGCAACAACCGTCTCGTTCACGCTGACAAACAGCGCCATCGCCGCCAACGACCTGCTTGTTTTGAACCACGTCAGCGGCGGAACGGCAGGAGCGTACACTCTTAACGCTCAAGCGGCGGCAGGCTCGGCCAGCATCAACGTGCGCAACGTCACCGGAGGCAACTTGGGCGAGGCCATCGTCATCGGCTTTGCCGTCATCAAAGCGGTCGCAGCATAATAATGGCGGCGGACTCACCAATTTCACGCGAAGGCGACATGGGTTTCATCGGCTACTCCAGCCGGTTGAATCCGGTGTCGCTTCCCGCTGGCATGCTCCAACTCTCGGAGAACATGCGGCTGGACCGTGGGGTGGCGGTGACGCGCAAGGGGGTCAAGCGGATGGCCGACGACATCTCACCGGCCGACACACCGCTGACGCTCAGTTTCTTTCTGACGCCACCGCCCAACGAGCCGATTGTCCGCTCATCCTACAGCGGCGGAGTGTTTGCCAGCGCGGTGCTGCGTTCCCCTGACGAGGTCAACGGCATCGAGGTCATCGCTCTAGCCGGATCGGATCGTGCGTATCTGTTCCTGCCCAACGGAAACAGCATCAGCGAAGCATGGACCGCTGGCGCTCTAGCGGTTGATGGCACGGACAATCTGGCCACCGACGACGGCGAGGAGATTTACATAAGCCTGCTGCCCACCGAGCTGACCTACCCGGGATCACCCGACGAGACCATTGAGCCGACCGACAAGGTCTCCATGCTGCAAGCCTACGACCGCCTATACTTGTTCCGCGAGGCGGACATCACGCAGGCTGGATGGGGAACCCAATACACCAACGCAAGCGGTATTACGGTCAGCAGCGCCGTGGCCACGGTCAACGTCACAGGACACGGATGCGTGGCCGGTTCCACGGTTCGCATTACCGGCAGCTCTGTTGCGGCGTTTGACGGTCAGGAATATCGTGTCGCCTCGGCGCCAACGGCCGACACTTTCACAATCGCCGTGCCGACCGGCACATCGCCGGACGCATCGGCCAACATCGCCGTGCGCCGCGTCAAACCACCTCTCTACTGGAGCGGCGACCCAACGACCGACTTTGTCCGCACCACCGCAGGTATCCCCGATGTCGGTATCACCTACCGCCGACTACGCAGCACAGCATGGGCGAGCTATATCAACAACAGGCTCATCGTTCCTGACGGCAAACAGAACGTCATGCTCTCAGACGTTTTCGATCCAGACACCTTTGATCCTTTCTGGCAGTCCTTCCGCGTTGGCGTTGGCGGCAATGACCGAGTGATGGCGGTGCATCCTTGGGTGGACGGCTCGTTCTTGGTCTTCTGCCGGAAGTCGATCTGGATTGCCACCATCAACCAGCTCTACTCAACAGACGGAAGCGATGCCGCCATCGACACGCCGGTCAGCAAGCTGGAGCTTTTGACCGATGAAATCGGATGCAGTGCGCGCGGCACGATACAAACTGCTGGTCAGTTTATCTATTTTCTGTCCGACAGCGGCGTCTACAGGCTCGATAGCCGCTTAGACCTCAAGCTGCGCGGACAGACGCTGCCGCTCTCTGATCCGATCAGCGACCAGATTTCCGACCTCGACGCAAACCTAGTCGAGCAGTCTGTCTCGCTGTATTTCAATAACCGCTACTACATCGCCGTCCCGCTCAACAATCCGAGAACCGGAACGAACAACGGTGTTTTTATTTACAACCAGCTCAATGAGCAGTGGGAAAGCCGCGACATCCTTGGGGTTGGCGTTGGCAATTTCTTGGTCGCCGACTTCAACCAGCAGCGCCGCGTCTTTATCAGCAACCAAGCGGGCAAGCTCATGCTGTTGGACGAGGTGGAGGAAGGCGACGAGAACCCAAGTTCAGCGGTCGGCGGATCGTTGCCTGTGCAGGGCCGGATCATCACGCGGCGCTACGGCATGGGCAGCATGTCGCAGAAGCGGTTCTTGCGTGCGCTGTCCGATGTCGTTCTGCCCAACTCAGCCAGCGTTACCATCCGCGCGCTGACGATCAACCCTGACCAAACGATCACCTTAATTCCGAGCCAGACCAACACAAGCGGTGTCGGCGAAGATTACACACTCAAAAACTCCATCCGTCAGCGGGCGCATTATTGCGACTTGGAATTTGTAACAACGGCCAACCGGCCAGAGATACGCAACGTCTCGATTGAGGCGGCGGCGCCGACCATGTCGCCGACCGAAACGAGGCACGCAGCTTAATAATACTATGGCAACAATTACAGTCACTAAAGGCTACAACAACCCCACAGGCTGGATCAGCGGCGAAGAAGTCACGCCAGCGAAACTTAATTCAGCGCAGACCCCGACCGTGTCACTCAGCGACATTGTCAATGCGGACATCAGCGGCTCGGCTGCGATTGCCGGTAGCAAGCTGGCTGACGACAGCGTTGCCTTGGCCAAACTTGTCACCGCAGTGCAGCAGGCGCTTGTTCCGGCTGGTGCCGTGCAAGCCTTCGCCATGAACAGCACACCGAGCGGATGGCTTGCAGCAGACGGCAGCAACGTCAACCGCACGACCTACGCTGCGCTCTTCACCGCCATCAGCACGACCTACGGCGCGGGCGACGGCAGCACTACCTTTGCGCTGCCCGACCTTCGCGGCTACTTCGTGCGCGGCAGCGGCACTAACGGCGACGGAACGGCGGCTGGGACGTTTGGAGAAAAACAAGCAGATGAGCTTAAATCGCATACGCATACCGTTGAAGGCTTTGCGGCAACCAGCACTCCGGGAGGGGCTACTACAATTAACCAAACATTTGGCGAAAAGCAGACAGCGGCCACCGGCGGCACCGAAACCCGCCCGAAAAACATGGCCATGCTGTATTGCATCAAGTTCTAAGCATGACCCCATGGCAAAGCGCAAAAGCATGGTGGGACAACCACAGCACGCAGGACTTCTGGGACGCAGTCGGCGAGCATCTGTCGGCGGGCTATGTGTGGAACAGCCCGAGCTGCTTCATGCTGGCCAAAGCCTGCCGGTGGAACGCGGAGGAAGAACGCTTTGAAAGCGGCGAGCCAAACACTTGGTTCGTCACTTTGGCTGCTGGCACTGCTGGCACAAACCCTGTGCGGGAGTGTCTGCGTGTGGCGCCGCATCCGCAGCAATACGCGGCATGGTGCCGACGTGGGAGCTTTGAGCCGCGCGTATATTCGTGGGAACAACTAACTAAGAAAGTAGGAGGATAATACTATGGGTGGATCACCTTCAATGCCAAGACCACAACGGCTACCAGCGGCACCGGCGCCGATTGATTACGATAAGATGGCTGCCGCGTCGATTCGCGTGGCCAACGCACAAACCGCAGCCGAAGAGGAGTCGATCAAGCGGCTATACCCTGAGTATATCCGCATGCAGTTCGGCACGGCAGACCAGCTCGCCGGTAGGCTCGACAACGAATACCTCCAGCGCACTCGCGGCGTCATCGGCGAGGAGCTGCAAGCGGCGTCCGCGCCTAATGCCATTGAGGCGCAGCTCCAGCGGGATGCCGAGTCTGAACTCGCGCTCGGCCGCTCGCTCTCACCGGAGCAGCAGCGGGAAGCCTCGCAGTCGGCACGCGCGGCGTTTGCGGCTCGCGGCCTTGGCACCTCGATGGGTAGCAGCGCGGCGGAAATCCTCAACCGCGACGCCTATGGCCAACAGCGGCAAGATGCTCGCCGTGGGTTTGCGGCGAATGTGAACCAGATGGATCTGGCGCGGCGTCAGCGGCGGATTGGTCTGGCTGGTGCGTATACCGAGCTTGATCCGTTCCGGCAGTCGATTGGTCCGGCGTTTGGACTAGGCGCCTCCACGCTCAGTAATACGACAGGACAGGTTGGGAACATCTTTGGCAACTCGCTGCAACAAGCGGGCAATGTTTTCTCGTTCAATACCAACATGGCTGCGAGCAACCGCAACGCTGTCCTCAACAACAATGCCGCGCTACAGGCTGCGTCTATGCAGGCCGGTGCCACTGGGCAGGCTGGAATGATGGGGATGATCGGCAGCGGTGTGGGCGCGGCCGTGGGTATCGGCGCTATCGCAATCTAATGGATCTAATCAAAGAGACCTGTCGCAAGGTGGAGCGTTGGCTGAACCAATGCTCCAACCCGGTCGTCCTCTGGAGCGGCGGCAAGGACAGCACGGCGATGCTGCACCTCATCCGCTACGAGGTCGGCGCCAAGCTGCCGGTGATCCAGTGGCGCGAGCCTCGGTTCCGTAGCCGCTACGCGCACAGCGACCGGCTGGCCAATGCGTGGGACTTGGAGATGTATGACTACGCTCCGATGGACTACATGCTGACGGACGGATTCGACATCGAGACCGGCGCCCCGCGCTTTGACTTTGTGAAGCTCTACCAGTTCGGACAAAAGGCGCTCGCCCTCTGCCTCGGCACCGAAGAGCCGAAGCCGGAAGAGCAGGCCAGCGGTCGCTACCTCTGCGGCTTGGACGCTTTGCGCCGGCCGACCGGGACGTTCAACTTCCCTTGGGACAGTGCGTTTCATGGGCAAAAGAGTGCCGACGTGGACCTCATCAAGGGCCATGTGCCGCTGGCGCAGGACGTTTTAGTGCAGGCCGGCGTGCCGACACAATTCTACCCGATGCGCCACTGGAGCGATGCGGACGTGTGGGCTTACCTAGAAGCGGCCGGTGTGCCGAATGACGACACCCGCTACGAGAAGGTCGGCGGGACGTGGCAGCACAAGACGGACAAGGCGAACAACTCGGACTACTACCCGGTATGCTGGAACTGCGTGAACCGTCACCTCGGCGACACGGTGTGGTGCCCCAAGAACTCATGCGAGACGAACAACATATCTCATCTGGCGCCCTATGTGGACCTGACGAGCGAGGCGCAGGGGTTCCGCCCGACGTGGGAGACTTCGACTGTCAACGGTGTGGCGCATGCTGCTCTCACAAGTGGAGCTGGCCCGTCCTTCGACGAGACCGATCTGACGCTGTTGGCATCCCGCAATGGATGCTTAGAGATGACTACCCACTGATGAAGACAACCAACAGCAGATGCGTGGCGCTGACCGGCAAGGTCGGCTGCGAGGTGGGCTGCTCAATTTACAACAACCGACCGAACGCCTGCCGCGCGTTTGTGGCCGGATCAACCCTGTGCCTAGAGGCAAGGGCGGCGGCAGGAATTAAATAAGGAGAACAAAACTATGTTTGCATACAGTCCAACAGTCAACGACCGCAGCGGAGAGATCACCGCCGCCGGCCAGATCGCATCAGCCAACACGCAGGCCAATATGTATAACCAGCTTGGCAACAATATCGGTGGGGCTTTGGCGTCCCTCGGCGGGATCTACGGCAAATACAAGGACAAGAAAGACATGCTCAAGGGCATGGACTCTGCGGTTGGCGCCATGGCCGATGCCGGGGCGCTGCCCAAGGGGTTCCTTAACCAATACAACCGGCTCGATGACGCCACTCGGCCCTTCATTTTCCAAGCGATAGCATCGCCGATGTTCCAGTCTTACAACGCCGGACAGTCTGCCGCCGCGCAGGCCCAAGCGTGGGATAAATACAAGAAGACGTGGGGCGGCGCGGCCGGTGGCCAGCCCGATGGGTGGACAGTTTACTAATCACGAACATGGACCCTAACGAATACGCCAAGACCGTGTATGGCCTAAAGCCGGGAGACAAGGTAAGCCCCGCCATGGCCGCACAGATAAAAGAAGAACTGTCTTACTATCGCAAAAAGAAGATTGACGCGATGGTCAAAGCCGAGTTTGACCCCGAGATTCTGAACACGCAACAAGGCATGTATGCCCGCTATGACGGGACCAATGCTGTCGCCATCGCCCCGATGACCACCAACGCACAGGGGCAAGTGGTGAGAGGTGAGCCGTTGCGAGGCTATGCGGCAGACCCTTACTCAACCGAAGGCGGCGCCCCCGCCCCGCTCGCCGGCGGCGGAATGGCGACGACCAATGCGCCGACTGCGGCACCCACCCCGCAACCCGCTCCGACCCCGTCATACACCATGACTCAGGCAGAGGCTTCGCAACGCTTTGGAACTAACATGCCCGTTGGCACGCACCGCGTCCCTAAACTTGGCGGGGTTCTTGTAATCACTCCTTAATGGCAACACTTGATGA